CCCAGCCGGGTGAACTCGACCCGCAGGCCGTACTGGCCCACGTCGCCGATGCTCTCGGTCTCCCACTCGGACCAGACCGGTTGCCCGTCGTCAGCATATTGCATCCGCAGATGGTGGTCACTCATAGGGGTTGTGTCCGACGAGGGAATCGATGCCGTTGCTGTCGGAGCGGGTGTAGACCTCGACCCACGCCGATTCCCCATCGGCGCTCCGGTAGATCGAAGACACCCCGAAGCCGCCGGGGCGGGAACAGAAGTAGAAGGCGCCGTTGACGGACAGCATGTTGTTCGCCGTCAGCGGCGGGAACGACAGCGCGCCGCCGTAGGGCACCGCGGCTCCCGCTTCCCAGGTCACGCCGTCGTCGTCGCTGATCCAGGTATTGCCGTTTTCCAGCACCAGCGCGATGCGGCCCGAGACCGGATCGCGGGCGACGCCATGACACACGGAGGTGGCCACGCCGACCTCGGGGCCGGCGGCGAGCGTCCAGGAGCCAGTCAAGCCGGTGGCGCTGCGGCCAATCAGCAGGGTTTCCGTGGGGCTGCGGCCGAAGGCCAGGAACGTGTCGCCGGTGTCCAGCAGGCGCTGCACGCCCTCGGTCGTGTGGAAGCCGGTTACGGTGTAGTCGCTGAACGTGTTGCCGGCGTCGGTGCTGACGCTCAGTTTCGCTCCCCCGCGCACGCCCAGCACCGTCGTGCCGCGCGCGACCGGACGCTGCACCGGAACGGAAATCACCCGCTCGGTCCAGGTGGTGCCGTCGGTGCTGATGTGCAGGCCCCAGTGGTATAGCTGCCACTCAACGCCGACCTTGATCAGGTTGCCGTCGCCGGGGTTGAACCCGGACAGGGCGGACAGGCCGGTACACGCCTCGAACGCGGACGCGGCGACGTTGGAGGACGCCCGCCCCTCGGACCCGGCGCCGAAGTGGAACAGGCGGCCGCCGGCCGAGGCCGCGCAGACGGTGGATGTGGTCGTGGTCAGCCCGGTGGCGATGGCGTCGGGGAAATCATCGTCGCCGGCTTCGCGCGAGCGTTGCAGGGTCAGCAGGTTGTCGATCGCCGCGAACATCGGCAGCACCACGCGCAGCGGGTCGCTGGTCTCGTCCCACAGGCCGTTGGTATCGGTCACGCGCACGGTGAGCTCCACGTTGTCGGCCACTTCCTCCGGCGTGCCCTCGACCGTATAGCTGCCCTCGTTGAGCGTCAGCCCGGTGGGCAAGGTGCCGCTGCGCAGTTCGATGTTGGCGATGGGCGCGCTGCCCACGGTCACGGTGTAGGTCGCGCCGTAGACCTCGCCGACCACCCCGACCGGGAAGCCTTCGGGCAGGCTGATCGTCGGTCCCTCGGGCTGGGCGTCGAACTCACGCACCGCGACCTCGGGCTGGCCCACGTCCATCAGCACTTCCAGGCGCGGCATCACCACCCGGTTCTGGTGGTCGTGGATCACCGGCGCGGTGATCTCGGATACGAACTCGGTCTGGTATTCCCACGGGTAGCCCCAGTCCAACTCCCACACCCGGCCGCGCTGGAAGTCGCCGGCAATCCAGCGGTCCTCCCAATAGGCGGTGTTGTTCACCCGCCAGCGGTCCAGGCCGTAGGACGCGCGCCGGTGCCAGCGCCCTTGGCTGGCGTCATAGCCCCAGGTCCGGCCGTCGGGAAACGTCCAGTAGACGACCGCATGACCTTCGGACTCCCACACGAACGCGAACGCCTGCGACCAGTTGCAGTCGCGGATGGCCTGCTCGATCGGGCGCGTGCTGATCCGCTTCGGGCTGTAGCCGTCCAGCACGTAGAACTTGCCGTCGTTGCCCAGCCAGAACACCGTGTTGTCCAGTTCGGCCTGGCCGTAGCGCGAGGCCGCGCCGCGCTTGAGGCTGATCCGCTTCGATCGGAACGGCTGCTGGGCGGCGCCTGTGTTCTCGAAAAACTCGGCGCTGGTCTCGGAAAACAGCACAAGCTCGTTGTTCGGCGCGGCCAGCCCCACCAGCGGATCGGGGGACACCTCGGAGGTGAAGCGGTCCAGGGTGTTGTAGTCGGCGCCGGAGGCCAGATCGGAATGGAAGGCGAAGCGGCGCGACGGGTCGATCTGGACGAAATATCCGTCGATGAACACGACGTCGATCGCGCCGGGGTAGCCGTCGTCGCTGATCGCGGCGAAAACCTGGGTCTGGGTGTTGTAGAGATACCCGGACGAGCCGTTGACCAGCACCACCTCATTGCCGTGGGTCTGCTGGTTGTGCGCCATCCGCACCCGCGACGCGCCGCCGACGGTGCCGCGCGGGATCGCCACCCCGGTCGTGCTGAACTCGTAGAACGCCGCCCCGACCGCCCCGAACAGGCGGCCGTTGGCGTTGTGCAGCCCGCGGACCGCCGACGTTGAACCGGTCTCCACGAACGGCGACAGCCCCGGCGGGGTGGTGCACTTGGTCGGGGTGCGCGTGCCCTCGGTCTCGGCGGCGCACGGCAGGTAGTTGCAAACGTCCTGCATCGCCCACGGGTGGGCGTCGTCGGTGTAGAACTGGCCGATCAGCGGCAGCGGGGCGTTGCGCATCAGTAGCCGCCGCCGTAGAAGTCGCCGTGGGGGCCGTAGGCTTGCGCCGCGGGCAGGTCATAGGACAGGCGGGCGGCGTCGCGGCTGGCGATGTCGCGCAGGATCGCGGCCAGCCCCTCGCGGGCGAACTCGATCACGTCCGGGTCCAGGTCGGCGCCCCAGGCCGCGCGCAGGCGCAGGGCCAGGTTGTAGCCCACCGCCTCCTCGGCCTCGGGGGGCACCGGCAGGTCGTCGCCTGGACTGCTGACCTCGTGCCAGCCCAGGGCGACGCCGTCGGCCTCCCAGCGGGTCATCATGCGATTGAGGGCGTCGATGCCGTCGGCCATGTCCTGCGCCTTGATCGGCTGCCGGGCCGGGATCACGCGCAGGTGCAGCAGCGCGGCGCGGACGACGGAATCGACCGTGCTCATGGCGCGGCCTTGCGGCGGCGGGCCGGCTTCGGCGCGGTGTCATTGGCCGGCGCGGGGGCGCCCTGGCCGTGCGGAAAATAGCCCTGGGTGGCGGCGTGCGCCTGCTCGCCCGGGTCGGCGACCACGACGTAATCGGTCAGGTCGGTGCCGTTGCGAAAGAGGGTGGTGGGGTACGGCTGGGCCATGCTCGCGGCTCCTGTAAAAAGGGGGCGGCCCGCGAAAGGCCGCCCCCACGCTCCTGACGAGGGAGGGCGTTACTCGGTGACGCGGCAGGACCAGTCCGGGCGGATCGCCGCCGGCAGCGCGAACAGCACGTCGATGCGGGTGTGCTCGGTGTCGGTCTGGCCGTTGCCGAAGGTCATCACGCGGACCGACACGCCCTTCACCGTGGCGGTGTAGCCCTCGCACGAGGCGAGCACCGGCAGCGGGGCGAAGGCGGTGGCGAAGGCGTCGCGGTGGAAGACCAGGTTTTGCGCTTCGGTTTCGGACACGTCACCAAAGATGGTGATCGGGGCCGAGTCGGCCGGCAGGGCGTTGACCGTGCCGATCACCGACGAGCTCGTCACCGTGAGCGCCGGGGACACCGACACATTGCCCGCGCCGCCGGCATAGTCGTCCGTCACCACGAACTGGCGCAGGACGCCGGTCGACACGCCCGTGATCGGGTGCACCGCGTAGACCCCGGCGATGGTGAAAATCGAACCCTTGGTGATCGCGCCGGTGCCGGTCTTGACCGCCAGCGAGGAGCCCGAGACGGCCGCGCCGTTGATGAGGTAGCCGGTGCCCGCGCCGTTGGTGTGGTTCGGCAGGGACAGCTGGTTGTAGAACTCCAGGCCGGCGAAGCGGCCCACGGCGTTGTCGCTGAACTCGCCGTTCAGTTCCTTGGCCGTGTGGAACAGGGTGGCGTTGGCTTCGGCCAGGGCGTTGTTGGCGTCCTCGCTGAAATGCGCGTAGCGCTGGTCCTGCGGCGCCAGGCCGCGGTTGAGCTTGGACGAGGCCTCACGCCACACCGCGCGGGTCGCCGGGGTGGTGTTCCAGGTGCCGACCACGTTGGGGGTGGCATTCTTCATGCCTTCCAGCAGGATCGCATTGACCTTGCTCGACAGGCTGGTCATGGCCGGGCGCAGGAACCGCTTCTCGAAATCGGAGATTTCGAGCTTCTTTTCCTTGGCCGTGAACGACAGCGGCACGTGGTACTGCTGGTCGACGGTGAGATTGACGGACGACTCGTTGACCGCCGGGGCCGAGCCGCCGCCGGCAAACGACGCGCCGGAGAAGGTGACGGGCACCGGCGGGACCATCACGCGGACGGTTTCGCCGGGCTTGTAGCCCTGCACGTCACGACCGAACTCCTGCTCGCGGTCGGTGTTCATGTTGGCGACGACGGTGTTTTCCTCGACCAGCATGGCGGCGGCCTTGCGCGCGATCAGCTGGTGGGTGAGGGCCTGATTGACGTTGGACATGGGGGCGATTTCCTATAAGGGGATGCGGGGGTTACCGCTTGCGGCGCTTCTCGCGGTCGGCCTTGTACCACTCGTCATCGGTCATCTTTTCCGGGGACGGGGCGCTGGGGGCGCGGCCGGCGAGCACGGGCACGGGCGGCGGGGCTTGGGAAATGGGACGGTTCTGCACGGGCGGGACCGGCGCGGCGGGCGGGGCCTGCTGCGTCACGGCCGGGGCGCTGCCCAGGCGCGAGGCCAGGCGGTTGATCGCTTCGGGCACCAGATCGGGGCGCACGCTGGCGATCTGCCACAAGGCTTCATCGTTCGTGGCGAGGTGGTAGGCGATGGCCGGTCCCAAGTCGTGGGACAGGATGGCGCGCTCCAGTTCGGGCGAGTAGAACCGCGGGTCGATGGACCCCACCGCTTCCTCGAAGTCCGGATGGGTTTCCACGAACGCGGCCAGCTTCTGGTGGTACGTGCCCAGCGTCTGCTGTTCCCGCTCCCTCGCTTGTCGCTCGGACTCCTCCCGCCGCAGGTCGGCTTTCAGCCATTCGTTATTGGCCTGCTGCCACGCGATCGGGTCGAAGTCGCATTCTTCCAACGTCGGCGGCCCTTGCCGCTCGTGCTGGGGGCCGCTGGTCTGCCGCGGCTGGGGCGTGGCGCGCTGGCTTTGGCTCGCTTCGAGCTCGGCCAGGCGGCGGCGGTTCTCGGCGTTCTCGGCCTTCAACCGCTCGATGTACTGCGTGGTGCGGCTGCGCTTCTCGCGTTCGGCGGTCTCGGCCTGGGCCTTGGCGTCGTCGTCGGGGGTGGCAGCTGGCGCGGCCTCGGGGGTCGCGGGGGCGGACGGCTTGGCCTTGCTCTCGGCGTAGGCCTTCGCGTCGCCCTGGGGGTCGGCGGTTACTGCGGCAGTCGGTTCAACTGCGCCGCTGGTCGCGGTGTCGGGGTTCATCGTGGGGCATTCCTCGGGGTGCCGTCAAGCCGGACGGCGCGGGCCGGCGTCAGCCGGTGAAAGCGGGGGCACCTAGGTCGGGTGCGTACTGCGGATAGGGGGCCGGGGGCGGTTGCAGCATCGCGGCGGCCTGCATCCCGAACTGGGCGGCGGTGATCTGGTTGTCCAGTTGCTGGCCCTCGGCCTTGGCCTGGTTGAGCGCGGCGGATGCGTCCTTGTTCTTGGCGTCGGCCAGGTCCTTGGGGTTGGGCTGTTGCGGCGGCGGGGCTTCCTCGCCTTCCTTCGGCGGCAGCATCCCCTGGCCCACCAACCCCTTGCGGAAGGCGGTCAACGTCTCCTCCATGCCCGGCAGGTCCATGTTGGACATGGCGGCATAGGCCAGCAGCGGCCCGATCTGCGGTGCGCTGGCGCCGATCTGACCGGCCAACTGCGCGAACGCCTCGGCCGCTTCCATGCGCTGCGTGGCGTAGCTCGGGCCGACCGTGACGCTGTAGTCGTACTTGCCCTTGCGCACGTCATTGAGCACGACCGGCTGCCCGGTCTCGGGGTCGGCGACTTCCTTATACAGCTGCTTCCACTTCTCGCCGCCGTCCTCGCCCAGCACCCGGACCACGCGCGGGGTGTCGTACACCCGCGGGATCATGTCGCCGAGGATTTCGTACGTGTAGCGGATGCCGTAGGCCAGGTTGTCGATGTAGTTGAAGGTCGCCGTCGCGCCCTGCTGCTTGCGCGAGTTGATCGCCAGCCCGCTGGTTTCGTTGCTGCGCTGGCCCAGGCTGGCGTCGTACTGGCCCGTGCTCGCCTTGATGTCGTCATTGTCCATGCCCGCGGCCTGGATCAGGGCGACGGGCACCTCGGCCTGTTGCGCGCGCTGCGGCGGGCCGGGGTTGAGCGGGTCGGGGTTGTAGGGCAGGTAGGGGTAGTCCTCGACGTTGGCGTTCAGCCAGCGGTCCTCGAAGCCCTTGAACTGCGCCACCGTGCCCAGGTACGGGGCCTTGGGCGCCTTGGCGATGGCCTCGACCAGCGCGGTGCGATGCAGGTTGTGCAGGCGCTGCTGATCCTTGGCGAAGCGCACCAGCCCCGACCAGTATTCCTCGCCGTCGACGCTTTGCAGGTTGCCCCAGATGCGGACAATGGGGATGAACTTGGACGGGAAGGCGTAGGGCTTGCCCAGCCACTCGTGGCCGTTGGTCAGGCGCATGAACACTTCGTGGCTGTCGACGGTGCGTTCCTGGGCGATGGTCAGCCCGGCCGCCTCCACGATCGCGCGCGCCTGCGCCTCGGGGACTGACTTCACCCCGGCCTCGCGGCCCAACTCGTCGGCGAACACCACGCGGTCGTCCGACAGCGCCCACAGCAGGCGCTGCTTCGGGCGCTTGTACCAGTATTCGCAGACGCGGATGGTCTCGTTCTCGCCGCGCCAGTGGCTGGTGCAATGGCTGTCCGAATCGAAGTCGGTGAGCGAGGCGTCCGGGTACAGGCGCTCGAACTCGCTGCGCGGAATCGTGTCTTCCAGGAACCAGAAGCGGGCGTCGCGGCGGTCGATTTCGGTGGCCGCCGGGTCCGGCTTGGACGCGAACGGGTTGCGAACCGGCTTGATCCGGATGTCCTGCTCGAAGTCGTCGTCGTGCAGGTAGTCGGTGCAGATGCGCCAGTCGCCGAACCCGCCCTGGACGGCGAACTCGAACGCCACGTCGTAAGCGCGGTCGGCGTTGGACGTGGATTCGATGTTGCGGGCGATGCCCTGCATCAGTTCGGCCAGGCCGCGGTCGCCTTCCTCGGTGCCGCGCACCTTGCCCTGCGGCCGGCTCTGGCGCATCTCGTTCTGCACCTGGATCACGTGCGCGCGCAGCTTCGGGAACTCGTACAGCGTCCGATTGCGGCGGCGGGCCTTGAGCGCGGCATCCCACTGGTTGCCCGGCACGGACACGAATCGCACGTCGTCCAGCGACGTCTGATAGCGGTCGCGGTAGAACGTGCTGGTCATCTCATAGCGGCGGCGCATCTCCTCCAGCGAATCATCGGCGGGCGGGGCGGCGTCGCTGGTCTTGGCTCGGGCCATGGGGCTAGTAGTCCGTCGGGTAGCTGGAAATGTCGACCGCGGCGGTAATGCCCTGCGGCGTGCGCTGGTAGTCCACGGCCGCCAGCCCGAAGGCGTCGGCCCCGTGGCTGGACCAGTCATGGCTGGGCCCCAGGCCGATGCCGCGGGCCTCGTCGCGTTTCTCGTGGTAGAAGCCCAGCGCATCGCGCCCGGGCTCGGTGGTGGCGGCGTTGAACCAGACCGAGGGGAAGATGCGGCGAACCGCCTCAATGCGGGCGTTGGCCGCCCCCGCGCCCATGTTCGGGACCGTGCGCACCTCAAAACCGGCCTCGCGCAGCGCGGACTCGTAGCTCACGGCGTAGACCTTGTCGTTCGTCGCCCCGTCGTGCGGCAGCACACACAGCGCGGCGGCGTAGCCGGAACGGCGCAGCCAGTCCACGTGCGCGGCCAGGGGTTGCCCGACCGCCTCGTAATAGGCCAGCACCCGCACCTGCGACCCCACGAACTGGACGATCCAGATGGCGCAGGCGTCGGCCTTGGCCCCGGTGCCGCCAATGTCCCAATAGGCCCGCAGGGTCATCAGCGGGTCACGCGCCACCGACCCGATGCGGCCCTGCGCCCGGCACTCGGCCAGCGCCTGGGCGAAGTAGGCCCCGGAGGCGACCGTGGCGTAATCGCCCTCCCAAATGTGCCCATACTGGTCGGGCTGCATCCGCAGGCAGTCCAGTCGCTCCTGTTCCAGCTCCGGCGTGAACCACGGGTTGTCGGACCAGTTCGCCCGCACCACGACCGCGCCGGTCGGCTGCTCCGGCCCGCGGAACATCAGGTCCACCGGGTCGGACTTGCGCCGCGGGTTCCAACTGGCCCAGATTTCCGAACCGGCCGCGCGGATGGTCGGCCGCAGCAACGTCAAGCTGGTGGCGCTCACCGTCTGCGCCTCCTCCAGCCACGCGCGCTTGAACCCTTCCAGCGACTTGATCGACTCGGCGGTGTGGTCCTGCATGCCCTGGAAGGTGATGACCCCATCGCCGGGGGTCTGAATCGCCTCGGTGAACACCTTGAACCCGTCCGCCTCGCCCAGCCCTAGGGCGCGGAGCTTGGCCTCAATCAGGCGCTTGCTCGACTGCTTCAGCGACTTCTGGACCTCGCGGATGCAGACCGACAGCAGCCCCGGTTCGTACAGGCTGTCGTCGATCAGCTTCTCGGCGAAAAAGTGCGACTTGCCCGAGCCGCGTCCGCCCCAGGCGCCCTTGTAACGGGCCGGGGACAGCAGCGGTTCAAACACCTCAGCCGTTGCGATCGACAGGACGGACAATGCGGCGCTCGATCGTGTGCACGAGGGGGTTGGCGGGATCGCCGGCCACGGTCATGGGCAGCACCTTACCGACCAGCGACAGGAACGCCACCGGGTTGTCGGCGGACTGGGTGAGCAGGTAATCGACCCCGCCCGCCCGGTCCAGCGCGGTCAGAATCATGGCCTTGACGTCGGCCGTGAGCTTGTTCGGGGTGCCTTTCTTGCGCCCACCCGTCTTTTGGCGCGTGCCCTTGTCGGACATGGGAAAACTTCCTCGATCGTCGGTCTATTCCGGCCTACTACAGAATCCCCTTACGGCCAGGACACGGGGGAGGTGGATGTGCCGCATTGGGGCTGGACCCGGACCACATACCGCTGCTGAAGCGTGCGGCCGGCGCTGGTGGTGGCGGTCAGGGTCAGCCAGGCGCAGCCCCACAGGTTGGCGGTCAACGTGGTTTCCGCGACGCCGTCGGTCACGTCCAGTCCGGACAGGGACACACAGGCGTGATCGCTTTCCCAGGTGGCCGTACTGATCGTCTCGCCGTCGCGCAGCGCGCCGTTGAAGTCGCAGGCGTAGGGGGTGACATCGCCCACCCGGCGCAGGGATTCGTGGTCCCGGGTCTGGTAGGCGCTGGCGTAGGCTTTGGCGTCGCGGCTCATCGCGGCAGGAACCGGCCGAAGGGGTTGGGCTGGCGCGGGGCCTCGGGCTCGCCGAACTGGGGCAACAGGCCGTAGGAGGACACGTGCCCGCCCATGCGCTGGCCACCGCCACCGGTCATGCCGCTGAAACCGCCCATCGGCGGATTAAGGCCGCCGGTCATGGTGCCGAAGCCCATCGGGGGCATACCCCCACCGGGCTGGGCCGGGAATCCGGGCATCTGCGACAACTGCCCGCCTCCGCCGGTCTGCATTCCTCCGGGCAGGGCCTGGGGCGGGACGCCGCCACCGGTGGGCGGGAACAGGGCCGCGCCCTGCTCGCGCAGCGGCCCGGACGGCCCCATGTTCGCCGGGGTGCCGCCTTCCATTTCCCAGCGGCCGGGGGCGGTCTGGTTCCAGCGCGGGCCGGCGACGTTGGGCTGGCGGCCGGAACCGCCCATCAGGCGGGCCTCGATCGGGTGAAGGGTGCGCCACAGGTTGCCAAGGCTCATGGGGATACGCTCGCGCGTTCTGCGCTCAGGATGGATTGGAGGGCGATGACGTCGGCGGCGCAGGCGTCGGCGGCTGCAACAATTCGGCCCGCACTACGTCGCCGATCGTCGGCGGCTGCATCAGGTGCGCCGGCACGGCCGGGAGCCTGGGCGGAAGCGGACACGCAACCGGCCCAGCGGTCTTGCAGGCGGCGAGCGCCAGTGCGCAGGTCATCCACCAGGCGATCGCGTTCAGTCTGCGCACGGGTCAAATCCTTGGCGTGTCGGGCGGTCGCGGCGATGAAGGTCTCCCCCATCTCGCGTTCGCGGTTGCGGTAGTCGGTGGCCAGCGTGGCCAGCCGTTCGGCGGCGCGGGCTTGCTGTTCGGCGTGATCGGCGCGCAAGGCGGCGACCTCGGCCGCGCCGGCCCGGCTGCCCAGCCACCAGCCCCCGGCCACGAGGGACAGGACGAGCAGGACCAGCCCGCCCCACTTCGCGGCGAGGGCGTAGGGGTTCATGCGGCCGGCTTGGCCTTCTGCTGGATCAGGCGCGCCACTATCCCGGCCACGGCCAGCCCGCGCAGGGTCCAGACGAACGCGGGTGGCACGGTCGGATCGGACAGCCAGCCCATGGCGACCACGGCGGCGTGCACGTCGGGGGCGATGCCGATCAGGGCGAACGCCCACACCGACAGCATCCGCCAGGCTTGCTTCCACTCGGCGATCAGCTTGGGGAACATGGCTAGACGCCCACGATCCGCACGGTCCGGCCCTCGGCCTGCGCCGCATCAATCGCGGCCACGGCCTCGGCGTAGGGCGACAGCAGCAGCCCCGCGCGCTCGGCCTCGGCCGTTTCCTCCACCGTGCGCCGCGGCGCGTTCGGGTCGATGATGATTACCACGGCGCCACCGCTCATGATTGCGTTTCCTTTTGGCGCTCCGTGCGGAGCTTGTTGATGTAGGCGTCCTGAACGCTGTCTTTGTCGTTCAGGTCATTGAACACGGCGTCAATCCGGTTGAACTCGCGGCTCAACCAGAAGCCGGCGACGATCATCACCGCGACCATCACCGCGCAGCAGGTGGCGGAAAACCACGTCCCCCGGCCGTCGTGGTGCACGTCCACCCGAGAATTGCTGCTGTTGTTCAGGGCCGCGCCGGTCAGTTCGCGGACGATCCGCTCGGCGGTGATATGCGTGGGTTCTTCCATGATCGTCCCCTAAGTTCGGTTAACGGGCTTGTCGGCCCAGTAGCTCGTGCACCGACGCCAGCAGCGCGTCGACCTTGACCGTCAATGCCGCGACCGCCGCCTCGACCCGCGCCACCTCGGGCGCGCGGACGTAGTTCTCGGCCGTATGCGCGCGCATGTCGGCCAGCGCCTTGCTGTTCTCGCCGATCTTCGCGTTCAGGGCGTGGCACCAGTTCGCCAAGAACAGGACCGCGGCGGACAGGCAGGGCAGGCCCAGGCCGATCGCCCAGGCGATGGCTTCTGGGCTCATGCGGCGACGGTCTCGGCTTGGAGGGCTTCGCGGGCACGCGCCCAGCGTTCGCGCCGGTCCATGCGCCCATTCTGGCCGCCGTTGATGGTCTGGGTGATGCGGTCGAAGCGCCCGGCGTCGGCATCGGCGTTCAAGTCGTGCGAGTCCCAGAAGTAGCCGGCCGCCAGCGCCGCCCAACGGGGATGCTCAAGCAGGTCCGGGTGGAGGGTGAAGTCGGGCACCGCACCGAGCTTGGCCGCGAGGCCCTCGGTCAGGGCTTCGTAATTGGCCCGGCCCGTGGTCTGGATCAGGCCGCGGCCGCGGAACTTGTACCCATCCCCGGCGATCGTGTTGCCCATCCGCCCCATATAGACCGCCTCGGCCAGCGCCATCGGCGAGTGCGCCAGTTTGGCCGCATCGGGCAGGATCGACCGCCAGCGGGACCCGGCGGGCGAGGCCTTGGCGACCCGTTGCAAGGTCTCGCGTCGGTAGCTCAGGTTTTCCACCAGGTGGGCGAAGCCGCCCGACTCGTGCCCGGTCTGGGCCAGGAACGCCGGCAGCCGCAGCGCGGTGCCGATCCCGAACAGGTCGCACGCCTCCTGGATCGGGCCGGCGAAATCGTGCGCCGCCACGGGCGCACAACCTACGGCGGTGATCAGCAGGGACGGCGTGATGACCAACGGGGACACTCCGAATAGGGGCGGCGGCCGGAAACGGGGGGAAACCGGCCGCCGCGGGGCCGCAGGACGCGGCCGATGCCGGCGGACCGTTGAGGGGAGCAACGGGGCGCGCCGGACTGCACCTCCGGGGGGAGGACTCGCAAAGCAAAAACCCCACCGGTGGGGGTGGGGTTTCG